CCGGCGATAATGGGCGAGGCACGCCAGCGCGTTGCCGGCTATCGCGCGCGGACAGTAGAAATTGTCTGTAGGTTGGTCGCTCATGTGGTCCTCTGTGCTCGGGGGTTGACTGTGTACTCGGTGGGCCGGAAGCCCCTGTCGCGGTCGTCGTCATCGAGACGCACGCAGTGATACTGAGCCACGGCGCGCCGCCACTTGGGCATGCGCAGCTCGCCCTCCTGGCCCTGGAACACGCCTCGGACTGTGATGGTGACTCGGGTGGGCATGGCTACTCTCCCCCCTTGGGAGGGGCGGCTAGGCTCGGGTCCGACCACTCCAGTCGCTCGTCGGTCAACTCGCGGCCATCGTCGGCGTAGCTGTAGACCACGCACGCACCGTGAGATGGCGCAGCGGCCACAGCCCCCGCCAAGCCCCCGCACGTCTCCATGATTGCAGCGTCGTCGACACACGAGATGGCACGCGAGTCGTAGACCACGAACAGTCGGCCGCTCACAGCTCCACCTCCGTTCGGGGAGGGGCGGCTAGCAGGGCAGCGGTGAGGGCTTCGGCCTCGGTGCCGCCAGTGATGCCCTCGCGTGTCTCACGTCCTCGTAACCTGACAATGACCTTCCACCTACCAGACCCGTCTGTCATTGGTACGACGTAGGACTTTGGGTCCCCCCACGCCTCCCTTACAAGAGAGAGGAGACACCCGCGAGTCCCCTCGTGGTCGAAGTCGGGGACACCGAAGCCAGCCGCCAGATAGTGCGTGGTGAGCTTGCGTCCATCCGAGTAGTTGCCACACATGGACACGAAGAGCGGCCGGCCCGAGTCATAGTCGAGGCCAACGCACACGCTGTGGCCCTTGGTGCGCATCCCAGGCAGCCAACGGAAGTGCGGAGACGCCACAAGGGCGGATAGGTCGGCGCTCATGAGGACACCAGCCAGACCAGGCCCCAGATGCACGAGCCCACGAAGCCGATGGCCAGAGCCCACCACGCGGCCGTGATGACCAGGACCAGGGCACCGCCCGCGAAGTCGCCCGCGCTCGCTGTGGTCTTGAGGTCGCCCATGCGCTCCTGGTCTGCCAGCCGCTCGCGCGCCCAATCGGGCAGTTCGTCCTTGTGGCCGTTCACGAGGCAAGTCCCCAGCGAACGGCCTCGTCCTTGGCCTTGTCAGCTGCGGTAGCCCGGCGAGGAGCCTTGCGCACCCCGAGGTTGTACAGGCCGTGAGCAGCCGCGTTGCGCTGCCCCTTGGGGCTGTAGCCGGTGAAGATGCGAGGGGCCGAGGGCACGACAGGCGCCTTGCAGGCAGCGACCATCGCGTCGACGGGGTTGGAGTAGCGGCCACTCGCGAGAGCGGCGCCCAGGGCGAGGACGACTGAACCCTGCTCGCAGAACACGGCGAAGGACTCGGTGACGGTGGGCGGGTTGGCCATGAGGAGATGATGCAGGATTGTGCGGCCGAGGTCAAATAAAATCTGGACAATAATACGATGCCCGCCTAGAGTGGTCTCACGATGCAAGACCACGACGACGACCGCGAGCCCAAGCCTGCCCCCCGCGACATCAGTGACGCGCCCATGATCGGCCGCGCGGAGATCATCGCCATGTTGCGGCGGTTCAAGGTCAACGCGCCCGAGCAGGCCCGTCAGGAGCTCGGCGCCAACCTCAGCATGCTTGCCCTGCGCGAGGGTCTGCCCGGGGGTGTGCGATGAGCGTCCTATCCCCGTCCGAGAGTCGCCCTCGCGGTGAGCGCTTGCGGCAGATTGGCGCCGAGGCCTTCGCTGACCGCCACGCCCGCACCCCGCCGATGTATGACCCGTGGGGCGTTCGGCAGTGGCTCTTGGGCTATGACGCCGCAAAGGCCGGGGGTGCGCTGTGACCATCACCCCCAGTGACGCCGCGCAGGGTGTAGCCCGCGCCGTGCTCGCCCTCATACGCCTCCACACGGACCCGGAGGGCAATGGGGCAGACGCACGCGCGCTCGACAGGCTGTCGGCTTCCCTCGCTGACCTTGTGGACCGGGAGCGCATCCCCAGTGCCCCGACCGACTGTGACGGGGCGGCTGAGGCGTGCTTCGACGCCATCGCGGGGGTGAGCACATCGGCCAGCGGGGCGCTGAAGACGATGACCAAGGGAAACCGAGGCAAGTGCGTGCGAGCAATGTCCGCCGCCATCTCCGGGTGCCTCCCCAGTGGGGCCGCACCGTGGCCGCCCATCGATGAAAACGACGAGCGCGCCATCGATGACCTCGTCAAGCGCAAGAGCCTGTCCCGCACGGGCGAACGAGACATAGGCAGTGGGGCCGCACCGACTGAGCGGCCGTCGCCGGCATCACACGACCGGGACGCGTTGCTCCGCGCCGCATGCAAGGCCAGCGGGCGAGAGGCCATGAGCGTGGGCGAGGCGCTCGCGTGGCTTGGGTCATTGGGTGGGACCGCACCGACTGAGCCGAGCGCGGACTACTGGCGCAGGCGGCACAGCGAAGCGGAGACGCAGTCCGAGGAGTTGGCGGCCGAGGTCCATCGACTAAACGAGCTAATCCGGGAGCTGGAGGCCAGCCGCCCCCAGGGTGGGGCAGAGCCGGGGCTGCGCCCTAGCGCCGTGGTCGTCTTCTCGCCCCCGCTCGGCAGCCACGTCCTGGCCTGCCGAGACGAGGCCATCGCCTACGCGGATAGCAGTTCCGGGCTTACCTACTTCGAGGCCAACGAGGTCCGCGTACCCGTCCGCCGCCACGACCTCCGGGCGGACCTAGATGCAAGGTGGAACGATGAGCGGGACCGCGTCAGGGCGCGCGAGTTGGAGGCCGGGACAGAGCCGGCCAAGAGGCCGCGATGGTCCGATGCACTGCGATGCCTCGGCTCTGACGCCGCGCGTAACGGTGACCGCTACCTGACCAGCGTGGGCTACATCGAAGCCGACGCCATCCCTTCCATGCTCGCTGAGTTCTTCGCCGACCTCGACCGGGCAAGCGATGGGGCCGCTCCCCCACCGCAGCCCGAGCCGAGCAACACCGAGGCCATCGCGCGCGATGGCCTCGGCAAGCTCGCAGCCGATCAGCTCACCGGTCCCGGCTACACCATCGAGCCTCACGACGGCGCTGGCGGACTTGCGTTCACGGTGACCGCGAACGAGCCCAGCGGGGTCCCGGATACTCCAGGGGACTGGTTGCTCGGAGGCGAGCGTGTCCGTGTGGAGAACCGAGGTGTCGGGCTGAAATGGTATCGCGATGACCTGCACCAGTGGAGGCCCGTCTACGCCGGTGGGGCATGCGCGTTGTCCGGCGACACGGTAACGTGGGGCGGCCGGTGCACCCCTGGGGACGCTGGCCTACGGGGGAGGGTGGAGGCCGAGGTCGACTTTCTCACGGAGCTAGAGCACGAGATGACACGCGACTTCGACGCAAGTCCAAGCGCCCGCCTCACCCACAAGGCCAACCTCCTGAACTCTATCAGGCGGCTCCGGGCTGCCCTGGGGGAGTCATGAGCGGCGACGGCATCGGCTTCGGCGAAGAGGTTGCAGAGCTGCGCATCGGCCAGCTCGAGCGCGAGGTCGACCGCCTCACCCAGGAGCTAGCAGCCGCACAGCGAAGTCTCATCGAGGCCGGCACCGAGCACGCCCGCGACCTCGGGCACCTCGCCGACCGAAACCGTGAGCTCGACACACTCACCAAGGCCATCGCCGAGTGCTACGGAGAGGACCCGGATGCACCCGACGGCCTCACGCCGTACGAACAGCTCAAGAGCGTGGAGAGCTGCTGGAAGATGGAGCACGACGACGCCAACCGTGCGAACCGGGAGCTAGCAGAGCGCACCCGGGAGCGGGACGACGCACGGCGCGAGGTCTGTCGCATGGCAAGGCAAGCGCAACGAAAGCTCACCGGTGGGCGCTATGATATCCGCGAGGTCGCCAAAGCTCTCGGCTGGGGCTACCTGTACCCCGAGGAGAGCGGACAGTGATTTTCATCCGCGCATTCATGGTTGTGTGTTTGGTCATGATGACCCCGCTGGGCATCCTCGTGTGGGCGTGGCAGGCGACCAAGGGGGAGCGATGAGCGGCTGGTACATGGTCGCTTTCGACGCGCCTCGGTGGATGCACTGGCCGGTGGTCGGCTGGCTGTGCATGGTGCTGCGCCTGGACCGTCGCTGGGTTGCCCGCGGCCGAACACCCGAGGGGCTGCGCGAGGACATCGACCGCCTCGCGGCCATCCACGGGTTCACGGTGACCGGTGGCGCGGACGAGTGGTGCATCACGTGGCCAGACGACGAGTCCCACCAGGCTTGGACGGTGACGACATGAGCACCCTCAAATCCAAGACCCGTGCAGCCGAGCGACACCGGAGGGCGGTGGCCGTTGAGCTGCTGAGCGCCGGGTGTGTGCGCTGGACACGTGCTGACATGCCGCATGTGCCCGAGTGCTCTGGGCATGTGGGGTTGCTTCTGTCCGCCGACCACCAGGTCGCCATCGACGTCCACGCAGCCCGTGAGCACGCCAAGACCCTCGTGGCTCTCGCAGATGAGCAGGCCGTGTTTGAGGACTGGACCCGCGCCAAGGGGCTGGGCCCGGAGAACCGGGAGCCTGGGGCGTTCGACCCGTGCACCGGGTGCGTCTGGTGTGCGGGGATGGAGGGGCGCTGTCTCATCGGCGAGCGCGACGGCGGCTGGCCCGGCAAGCTCGCCCGTGAGTGGCCTGGGGACTCCCGTGCTCCCATGGGCCGCTCCCTCGCACGACTGGGGCAGCGCATCCTCGACATGCTCGAGGGGCAGCCCAGCACGTGCCAGGGTTGCAGCGGTCGCGGGACGAAGGACTCAGGCCCGCTGAGCTTCGACCGGCTCATGGACGGGACGTCGTTGTCCTGGGAGGCGATGTTCCCTGGCCCCTGCGAGGACTGCCACGGCACCGGACACAACCTCGCCGGCAAGCTCCCGGCCCAGGAGTGGAGCCCGGCTGTGTGGAGGCGGAAGTGCGAGATGCGCGATGCCGACGCTGGCCTGCGCGCGAACGTGTACCAGCCCCAGTGGCTTGACCGCATCGTCGGGAGCACGAACCGGGAGTTCGCCACCGTGACGGAGAACCGCGTGCACGGCGTCGGGTTCAAGCGCCTGGCACACGTCGAGCGCCAGGTTGCCGCCGGGACCTTCGAGCCCGGCCTGATGTCGTTGACGCTGCGCCGAACGGAGACGCGGGTCTGCCCCCGCGGGGAACACAGGGCCAGCGAAGGTGAGCGAGCGTGGGGGTTCACTGGCATGCGCGCGGAGCACGACATAGGCGGATACAAGGCCGGTGAGCGCGTTCGGGTCCGTGGCTACGGCAAGGGACGATGGCGCCCCAGGACGACGCACGACAAGCCAGTGCACGCGTGCACGCCACGCTGGCGCAGGGGTGAAATCGAGCACGCCCACCAACAAAGGGGGCGGGAGGCAAGGCGAACGCGCGAGCACCCAGTCATCCGGCGGGCCCGAGGGGTGCCTGAGACCGCGAGGTTCGCTGTCTTGGGTGAAACCGCGTTCCGCCAGCTCTCGCAGGCCATGGAGGCCAACCTGCCCATTGGGGAGATGGTCCCGGGCTTGCCGGAGGGGACATGGTTCGTGGAGAGCATGCAGATGCGGCAGGGTGACCTGCCTGTGACCGATGTGACAGCGTTCCGAGCTGAGCCATGGAGCCCTGCCGCATAGGCTGGTACGGGTGTTCGGGTTTATGCTGGGCGGTGGACTCTGGGATAAGTCGCCCGCTGGGTTGGCTTATCCAAACGTCCTGATTGCCAACGCTGGCATGATGGATAGAGTGGTCCACCCGTACCAGCCTACGCGCGCGCGAGTAGTGCACGACGCGTACCACACGGCGCCGACGTCGCGGTTTGCATAGATTGGTGCACGTGTGCCATTCTCTCCCGCGTAGTGCCCGCCCCTGAGCCCAAGGACGACCGCGAGCCCCGTCAAGGTGGCGGCGGTGGTCGTGTGGTCCTGTGCAGTCCCACCGGCCACGACCTCGACGGCAACATGTGCCGGAATTGCGGCGCGGTGCGAGACCCAGCACGCAGTTGGTCCCTCGATGAGCCACGACAGGAGCGTCGGGGGTGAGCGCACTCCTACACCGCCGATGGGCGTTCCAGGTGCGCCGCGACGCCTCGGAGACTCTCTCCAACGGCCGCGTGCTGTACGATGCGCTGTTCGGGCGGTGGGGCATCCAGCCCGGCAAGGACGGAAACGAGTTCAGGTCGTTCGAGGAGGTCGAGGCATCGCTCCCGACTCTCTCACTACTCCCCGGGGTGCTGCTGCACCCCGAAACCAACTTCGGCACGACCTTTGGCGAGGGGTCCTATCCGGTCCGCGGCGCGACCGGCGACACCGCCGTCATGAACGAGGACGGGATCCACGCATCCGGCAAGATCATGGTGTGGGACGACGAGTGGAACGCGGCGATCGCGTCGCTTGAGGCCGCCGACCTGAGCCTCGGGTACTCGATCCTCGCGGACGAAACGCCCGGGACAGCCCCGAGCGACGCCCCCGGCGTCGCCGAGTTCGGCGCGGACTACGTTCTCAGCCAGACCCAGATCATCGGCGACCATTGCGCAGGCGTACCCGAGGGCAACGCCGGGACCGCCCGCGTCGTCGCCGATGCCGCCAAGTACGCGCAGGTGACACGCAAGGCCCTCGCGGACATCGCCAGCGCTCGCATGGACGCGCGCCCCCTCATCTTCGACCTCGGCAGCTGGCCCAAGCGCCAACCCAAACAGGACTCGACCACCATGGACCCCAAGCAATACGCAAAAATGCTCATGCGCCTCGATGGCAAGGCCCGCAAAGCCGCCATGGACGCATGGGTCGACATCTACGGGGAGAGCAACGACCCCGACATGATGGCCGCCATGAGCGCGCTCGGGGCCGAGGGCGCCAGCCCAGCCGCACCCGAGGCCCCCGCCCCTGCGCCGGCGCCGGTCGCTGACGCCGAGGAAGAGGAGCCCGAAGAGAAGACCCCGCCCCCGAGCGAGGGCGAAGAGGAGCCCGAGGAAGAGGAGCCCGAAGAGGTAGAGTCCAAGATGGACGCCCGCATACGCCGCGAGGACGAGCGCTCGGACGTGCTCGAGGTCGCTCGACGCGTGTTCGCGGTCAAGTACCAGCGCAGCGATGCCAAGGGCTACAAGCGCCTCACCGTTGACCAGATCCGGTCCGCGGTCGTGCTCAAGCTCGACCCCACCGCGAGCGCGCGCGTCGACAAGCTCGACGCGAAGCAAAAGCCCACCGGCACAGCGCTGGAGTTCTCGCGCCTGCGCGACCAGATCGACGCCGCCCCAGACCACGGCGCAGTGCTGCTCGAGCGCATCAATGCGACCCGCGAGGACTCGCGCGAGACCGCGAACGCGGAATTCGTCGCACTTCAAGACAAAATCCGAAAGCAGCGCGAGGACGCCGCAAACAACGTCGTAGGGAGCACCTGACCCATGTCACAATTCATCATCCGCCCCCTCGCGCAGGCCCCGTTCACTTCGGGCAGCCGCGAGCTCAACCCCCTCCCCCAGCCCGGCAACCGCCTCGACGGACGGCAGCATGAGGACGACTTCGCGCTGTACCCGTCGACTCGGCAGGTCACCACGATCACCCTGTTGACCTCGACGGCTACCGCGGACATCACCACGCTGACCGTGACGCCGACCCTGATGGCCACCGGGGCGGCTTGGCCCGACGACATCGGCCCCGTGTCGATCGCATTCGTCACCGCGGGCACCCAAACCCTCGCGGCCGTGGCCGCTGGCCTCGAGGCTGCTGCGACCGCGCAGACCAAGATCGCCACCCTCGACGACCTGTCGAACTACGACCGGATCCGCGATATCGTCCTGGTCACGAGCTCGGGCGACGACGTCATCTTGACCGCTCGCCTTCCTGGCGCGTCGTTCACATTCACGCTGGTCACCGATGGCAACCTGACCTCAAGCTCGGTCACCACGGGCACCGCCGACGCTCCGATCCGCCTCGGAACGGTCATCGCGCAGGGCACCGTCAACCCCAATGGGTCCCGCGAGTGCGCCAACGCTGTCGCCGGAGACACCGTCCTCGGCATCGCCCTGGACTCCAACTTCGTCGAAGCATCGAGCCCCGGCGACGCTCACAAGTTCTACCTGCGCAAGGCTGAAGTGCTCTACGCCGCATGGGGCTCGTGCACCGTCTACGCCGAATCGTCCTGCGCGATCGATGCGCAAGCCTACTTCCGGACCACGGCCGCGGGCACCGAGATCAACGGCGCCCTGACCGACACCCCGGACAACCACACGCAGGAGGTGATCACCATCACCCCCACCGCGGTCAACGACACCCTGTACGGGGCGCGACTCACGGTGACCAACATGCACACCGGCGTGGTCGCGGCCGATGGCTTCATCAGCATGACCTCGGACGGCACCGCCACCGCGACCGAGATCGTCACCGGCCTGGTCGCAAGCCTCGCGGAGAACGTCGCACTCAGCGCGTTGATCACCCCCACCGGGACCGCGACCATGATCATGACCCAGGACGCGGGCTTTGAGCTCACCTTCGAGCAGACCGAAGCCGGCACCTTGGCCGACGTCACGACCACCGCGGCCGCCTCGGACCACGACATCTATGTCGGGGCCAAGTTTCTACAGACCACCACGGCCGCCGGCATCGCGGCCCTTGTCATCGCGCACAGCGCCGGAGAATGATCATGAGCACACTCGTCAACGGATCACTGTCCGAGATCTGCCGCGCCTTTGGCATGTCCACGGCGCAGGTCATGGACTCGCACCTCGACCTCGAAAACGACGTCGCTGGCGCCGTCGCGGTGATGGACCGCCACATCGCCAAACACGACGCGAAGCGGCCGGCTGGGAAGCGCATGGACGCCAAACAGCGTCACGACGCTGCGAGCGTGTTCACCACATCTCCCCTCGCAGCGGTGCTCACCAGCAAGCGCAAGATCAGTAAGGAGCAGTTCTTGTTCGCTCCCGGTCGCACGGGCGAGCGCGGCGGCCTGCTCCCGGTGAGCAGCAAGGCCAAGCTCGGGCAGACCACGATCGAGTGGGAGGTTGACGCGATCTCCGGCGAGGCGCGATGGATCGGCGCGGGCGGGCTTCGCGGTCTCACTCGCTCGAGCCAGGCCAACGAAAAGAAGGAGCAGCCCGTCGCGCTCTACGGTGCGCGGTTCGGCTGGAACAGCTTCGACCTCTGGCGCGCCGAGTTGATCGGCCAGAACATCCCCGCCGACCAGCAAGCCGGCGCCGTCGATGCGATGGACCAGCACTTCGAGCGCGCCGCTGGCTTCGGCTCGGATGAGCGCGAGCAGCCAGGGTTCTTCACTCACGGCTGCGCCTACACCTTCGCGCTCCCGCTCGACTTCCTCAGCGTGACGACCGTTGATCAGCTCCTGATCAACCTCCAGATCATCGATGAGGCCTGGTACCTCGCCAACCCGAACCGGGCCCCGTCCGGCGTCATCATGCCCCGGAGCCATTGGGCGCACATCCAGCGGATATTCATGCCGGGCGGCAACTCGCTGATCTCGGCCCTGCTCGTGGAAGAGTTCCCCTGGCTGGCGAACCCGGTCAGGGACAACCGCATGTTGACCGCCTCGAGCTCGGACGGCGCCATGTGGCAACTCTGGTCCGCCGACTCCGAGGACCTCTACATCGACGCGCTTCCGCCCCAGCTCTTCGGGCCCTTCGATGTCGAGTTTGACACCGATTTCATCCTGATCGCGCAGACCGCCTCGGTCATCTGCCGCGACGCCTCCCTGATCATGCGATTCGAGATGGTATGAGCAAGAGCAAGAAAAACGACAAGCTCACTGGCCTACGCTCCGGCGCCGCCCCCTCCGAGGAGGCCCAGGACGCCGCGCCCACCGACCGCGTGTGGCTGGTCTACGCCGGCACCACTGGCCCCGAGGGTCACTGGCAGCCGACGCACGAGGGCCCCCAGACCTGGCAGATCGGCGAGGACTTCGTGGGCCTCGCCCCCGGCCTGAACATCCGTACCGCCGAGCAATGGGCCGGCTGCGAGGCTAACAAGCGCGTCGCCGAGCTCATCGCGGACGGCAAGATCACGACCACCGACGAGCACCTGACCGGTCACACCAGCGTGTCCGCGCGTACGCTGCTAGCCAAAATCTCGACCGACCCCGCGGCCGTCGCGTGGATGTATGACCTCGAAGACCAGCGCCCCGTGACCGCCGGTCGCCGTGAGCGTCGCCAGCCCAAGATCGTGGAGCTGCTCGCGCGCGCGCTCAAGCGCATCCAGAAAAAGGCGCCCGTCGACTTCTCGGCCCTCGGCGAGCTCGCCAGGAAGCGCCCCCCCTTGGTCTCGCCGCAGGAGCAGTTCCGCGCAGCCGAGCGCGCCCAGACGATCGTGTGACCCATGACCGTAGTGATCGCAGACCTGCCCGCAGAGTTCGCCGCCGTCGACCCCGACACGGCGCAATTCTGGATCAATCGGGCGGTCGCTGCGATCCCGGCTGGCAAGTGGCTGTGCGCTGGAGTCGACCCCGATGAAGGCGTGCTCTTGAAAGCCTGCCACCTCCTGAAAGAGGACGGCGAGGGCACTGGCCCCGCGGTCCCGGCTGGCTCGATCACCGGCGAGTCCCGCGGCGGGAAGTCGGTCTCTCGAGCTGCCGGTGCAGCTGCTACCGGTGAGCACGGGTCCACGGTCTACGGCCAGGCCCTGGACAACATCATCGCTCGCGTTCGCGGCACCCGCCGCAACCGCATGCCCCCCAGCCCCCAGCCCGCCTGATGCCCGTCACGATCACAGTCACCGATGACCGCAAGGAATTCGACGCGGTGCGCAAGCGCCTCGCCGGGTTTGACCTCGCGGCTATGGTCGGGCTGCACGATGAGGAGCTTGCAACGATCGGCTGGCGTCACGAGGATGGAGACGGGGTCGCACGGCGGCCATGGATCGGACCCGCGGCTGACCTCGCCGTGCCCAAGCTGACCACGCGCATGGAGGCCGAAGCCGGCAAGGTCAGCGACGGGGCCCAGACCGCCCGAGGCGCTGTGACTGATGTTGGCGACCAGGCCGCGCAGGCGATCAAGCTCTACGTCGAAGGTGGCGAGGTCAAGGGCAAGGCGCTATCAGACGCCGCGAAGCGCAAGGACTCGCGCAAGCTGATCCACGATGGCGACATGGTCGAGGCCGTCGAGTCCAAGATCGTCAAGACCAGCGAGGCCGAGACATGAGTTTCAGCCTGCTAGACGACTCGATCACGACCGGCCGCCTGCCGTACACGGTCCGACGCCGGCCCGCTGGCACTCGCGATGCTGACGGCCGCTTCACCCCCGGCGCCGAGGCCAGCACGGTCGTCACGCTCTCGGTCCAGTCGACCGGCAAGAGCTTGACCCGCGCCACCGAGGGCGACTCCAGCTCCGGCACGATCGATGTGTGGGCCACCGCTGAAGACCTCGCGCTCGTGGGCTGGACCGGCTTGCAGATCGCCCCCTCCAACTATGACGAGGGCCCCCCAGGCGACCGGATCGAGTGGGGCGGGCGAGACTACGAGATCACCGCCGCAGAGCCTCACGACGGGCAGGGCCCGCTCCTCGACCCGTTCCGCCGCTACACCGGCACCGAGATCGGGGCGACACCATGACCGCGCCGATCGCACTAGAGCAGTTGGAGACCGCGTTCTCCACGTGGGTCACCTCGAGCACCGGGGCCGCGCCCTACTTCGTGGAGCCCGCGGATTCGGGGGCGCCCATCCCCGCGCCACCGGCTGCGCAGATCTCCTGGTTCGGCTTGGTCCAGATCTCCAAGCCGCAGATCGTCAAGATCCCAAGCATCATGGTCCAGCGCTACACGGTCACGGCCGCAGGCGCGGGGACCGTGGGCGTCGATTTCTCGCTCGGGTTCACCGAGACGCCCACCGCGATCTCGATCACCGCAGGCGGCGGAGACACCGAGGACACCAGCGCAGCCGCGCTCCTCGCCGAGCTCACCGCCGAGCTTCCCGCGGGAGTGACCGCAGCAGCCGACCCCGAGGACACCGCGAGCGTGCTGGTCACCGGCTCCACGGCTCAGCCCCTCTTTGCGTCGACGGCCCTGGGGATCACGAGCGTGACCACCGTGGTCCAGCGGTACCCCGAGCTCGAGGCCGAATGGAGCCGCATGACCTGGCGAACGAGCTGGCGGTCAAGCCAGACCCGCGGGTTTCTCACCGCCGGCGACCTGCTCTTGCGCGCTCGCAAGGATGTTGAGCGAATCTTGCGCCCAGCCATCCGCGCGCTCGGGTGGGACAAGGTCGCCGTGCTCGCCGCGCTCACCCCATCGCCGACCCGCGGCGACTCGACCTCACAGGCGACGCTGGACCTGTCCCTCGAGGGCTGGGCCACCCGCGCATACCAAGACCCCGCCGCCCGCCTGGCCGGCCCTCCGGCCATCACGGTCAGTATCTAGGAGCCCACGATGCCCAAATCAGACTGGCTATCAGTTCAGACCTTCACGGTTCCCGCCACCGTCGCACCGCCAGACACGGCGCGGATCTACTCGATGGTCGCCCCCGTCTCGCCCGCGGGTGTCACGGGGCCGGTTACGCTGTACTCCACGCTCACCGCCATGGAGGACGACGGCTGGACCACGTCTCATGTCGCGTACAACGCGATGGGCGACCTACTCGCGCAGACCGCGACCGCGAATCAGGTGTCAGCGATCCGCATGATCACGCGTCAGAGCGCGGTGGCCGAAGAGTGGTCGATCGACGTCACCGGGACCACCGATGGCGTGTTTGCGCTCTACGATAGCGGCGTGGTGATTGCCACGTTCACGGCCTCGACCTCGACCGCCACGCAGATCAAGGACGGTCTGATCGCGGCCACGATCGCGGGGTACACCGCGGCGACGGTCGACACGGACACCCTGACGATGACCCAGGATGTCGCGGGGATCCCGATCGTGCTCACGCAGACATCGCCGACATCGAATACAGAGATGGACATCGGCACCGCCCCGACCATCGCCTCGGTGGGGATCTACGATGACCTCGTGGCCGCCTACCTGGCCTCGCCGTTCTGGGGCGTCCTCACTCCCGGCGCGGTTGACCTCGAGCTCGCCGAGGCGCTGCGGTGGGTCCAGGGCAACACGACCACCCGGCGCAATTTCTACTTCGCCGAGAACAACGACGTCGGCGTCTATGACCCCCTGGACACGGACAACCTAGCCGCGGTTTGGAAAACAGCTGCTCACCCGCGGGTCAACCTGAGGTCGCACCCGACGGCCACGGACTACACGCAGCCCGCATCGATCGGGCGACTCGGCGGAGCGTTCCCCGGGTCGCGGCAGTGGCACTACCTGGCGATCTCCGGGTTCACAGAGACCACGATCACGAGCGCGCGGTCGGAGACCGACACGCTCACGATGCGCGACCGGTCGATCTCCTACACTGAGCGGCTCGATGGCCCCACCTCGGCGCTCAAGTTCTTCAACGGGGTCACCTCGGCCAACACCACGGGGGTGCCGGCCTTCATCTACCATCGCCACGCTGAGGATTGGATCTGGTTCGCCGCCATGGCGATCATTGACCAGGCTCTAGCCTCGGCGCTCGGGGTCAACATCAATGAAGCTGGGCTCCAGGCTGTGAGCCAGGAGCTCGAGGCCATGCTCGCGCCGCTGGTCAACAACGACGTGATCGCGGACGACTTCACCGTCTCGCATGTGCCGATCGCCGACATCCCAGCGGGCGAGGTTTCGGCGGGCGACCTCAAGACCACGGGTGGGTGGATAATCAACGTCAACGTTACGCCCAAGCTCGTCAAAGCGAACGTTTCGGTCTACCTCGCCCTCTAGGAGCACCATGAGCAACGTAACGACAGTTCTCAATCTGGGCACGTTCGCGGTCAACGTCGGCGGGCTCTCGCTCACATGCTTCCCAGACACCGGCGCGCTCATGAGTTGCGCGCCACTGAACGATGAATCGACCTTCACCAGCGGCATGAATCGGTGTAGCGCGATCATCTTCAAACCCAACTTTGCGTATGAGGTCACCGTAAACGTGCTCGCGCACTCGTCTGACCACTCGAAGATGGACATCCGGCGCCGTCGCTCGGTCGACGACGGGCGAGCGCTCACGTTTGCCGCCAGCTACGGCAGTGCGAAGTGGGTGTCTGCGGCCGTTGCCATCGTCGGAAACCCGACCGTGACCGTCCAAGACGGCGCGGAATTCGTGCCCTACGTGCTCCGCGGGACCTTCGTTGTCGCGTCGGTCGGGATCTGGCTGGCGCCCACCTCGCTCGGAGCGTCTGATTTCGAATGAGCGAGCTGCGCCAGGAGATCGGCGGCCATGAGTACGTGCTCGTGGCGATCGACGACCGCGAGCAGGTCGGCGTCGAGATGATCCTCGGCCGCCACCTCGGCCCTTCGATCGGAGCTGGTATCGCGGCGATCCTCAGCTCCCTCGCGGTCGAGGCCGTCAAGGCCGCGCGCGTCATCGTGGCAGACCCGGCATGGGACGGCGAGGCCAGCGATGCACCTGCGAGCTTCGACCTCGCCCGCCTGTACCGGGTCCTGCAAGTCTCCGACTCCAAGGATGAGCACATGGAGCGAGCATGGGACGCGCTCTGCAAGCGGGTGCCAGAGTTCGTGGGCCAGATGGTCGCCGACTCGATCCCTGAGCTCACAGACCGGCTCGACCATGCGCAGATCATGCGGCTATTCGACCTCGCCCTATTCGGCGGCAAGGACGGCGCCCCGTGCCGGCTGTTCGTGGTCGTCGGCGGGGAGACCAAGAAGATCGCCAACTGGGGAACGCTCACCGGCTTCACCAAGGCCAACCCCGGCACAAAGTGGGGCCTGCTCATGGCCTCGCTGCTCCACACCTACCGCCCGCTACTGCGCAAACCCGAGGAGCCCGCTGCGAGCGAGGCCGCGTGAGCCAGTGGGGCCAGCCGGCAAACTTTGCCCTGGTCGGCGACCGACCGTGTCGCTTGCAGGTGCTCGACCCCGAACTCGCGTTTGAGCTCGAGCCCCAGATCATCGAGCGAGTCGGCGAGGCGCTGCTGCTCTCGGTCACAGCTCCGGGCGCCGTGGCGAAGTCGGTGCGCGAGGTCATCTCCGGCGAGGCCAGGATCACGACCGCCACCGCTGCCCTAGAGCAGCTGGCCCAGCTCGCGCGCGGGCTCTTGTCCGCCCCCGGCCTCGATGGCCCCTGGGTGGTCGAGGTCATCGAGCGGACGATCTTCGATCGGCTCGTGGTCGACGGGACGCCGGTGGGATCGTGGCGCGAGTGGGGCCGCCTGGGGCTCTCGCCGTTCGCCAAGTGGCAGGCGCTCGCAGCCCAGCTCACGCAGACCTTTGGCCCCCTGTGGACGCGCTCGCCCTACAGCGCGGGGCAGCGGCCCCATAAGGACTACGGCGTCCCCCAACCCAGTGCGTCGCGCACGGTCCAATGGGCGGCTGCCCTGGCGTCCTCGGGCTACGTGGGCAGCGTCGACGAGGTTCTCCGCTCGTGGACGCCGGACCGCATGATCGACCTGGTCGAGATCGCGGCCGCCGACTGTGAGCGCCAACGACGGGCGAGCGACGCGGCAACAGCGGGGGGCGGCTGATGTTGATCCGCACGCTGCTATTCAAGATCGCCACTGTCTTCGACGACAAGGGATTCGACGACGCTGAAAAGGCCGCCCATGAGCTGAAAAAAGGCGCCAAAGAGGCCGAGGCCGAGGTCGAGAAGCTCGGCACGGCCCTCGATGCCGAGTCCAAGGCTGCCAAGAAATCGGCCAAGGAGACCGACAAGGCCGGCAAGGAGATCAAGGACGTCGGCGGGGCCGCCAAGAAATCCGGCGGCGAGGTCGGACGGATGGACAAGCTCATGTCGGGCGCCGCGGCTGGCATCGCGGCTTCGTTCGCGTCCGCTGGGATCGCCGCAGTGCTTGAGGGCATCGCCACGGCGATCGCTTTCGTAGGCGAGCAGACCGCCGGCCTCGACCTGATCGCAAAGACCGCCCAAAAGACCGGGTTCGGCGTCGAGGATTTCCAGCGCCTCTCGCATGTGGCCACCCTCTCGGGCACCGACGTAGAGAAGCTGACAAAGGGCATCACCAACCTCGAGATCCAGCTTGACGTGATCGGGCGAGGCGGCGCCGGACCTGCGGCTGAGGCACTCGATGAGCTAAGCCTCAGCTACAAACAGCTACAAGACCAGGACCCAACCGAACAGCTCAAGATCGTCTCAGCCGCGCTTGAGGATGTGAAGGACCCCACCGACCGCAGCCGGATCGCGTTCAAGCTCATGGGCGAAGAGGGGCGGGAACTGATCCCCCTCTTCAACAGCGGAACCGACGCGATCCAAGGCATGGTCGACGCGACCGGCAAAGTGTTCACCCGCGAGGAGCTGGCCAAAGCCGAGGCTTACCAGGACGCCCTCGCGGGGATGTCCAAGCGCTCCGATGACCTCAAGGGCCGCCTAGCTCTGGGGCTCGTGCCGATCTTCGAGCGCGCGCTTGAGATCATCGACGAAATCATTCCCAAGGTCGAAGCGTGGGCGCGCGAGGTCGCCAAACCGTTCAAGCGCTTGATCGACGCGCTCAAACCCTTCATCGATGAATTCGGGCCTGGCTTCATCGGGCTGCTCGAGCAGGCGGTCCAGCCGCTCGCAGATATGGTCGAGCGCGCCGCATTCTTTGCCGACGTCATGGCCACGATCCTCGAGGTCGGCGGGCAGCTGCTCGGGTGGATCCGCGAGCTGCTCGGCGAGCTCGAGACCCGCTGGCCAGGCGCATGGGAGAAAGCGGCCTCGGTGATCGACGTGTTCCTCACGCCGCTGGAGACCGCGCGCAACGTCATCGGGGAGATCCTCGACTTCATCAGCGAGGCCGCGGGCGAGCTCGAGGGGGTGAGCGACACGGTCGACGACATCAAGAGCGCGATCGGCCTCGGCTCCGGCGGGGGCGGTCTCGCCTCGACCTCGGCCGCAACCCAGGCGTTTCGGGACGCACAGCAGCGCCAGGGCAACGCAGCCGAGCGCAAGCGTGACCAGGAGGACCGGCGCAAGGACAAGGCCGCGGCGCGCGAGCAGGGGGCCGAGTCCTTCGCTCGTGGCGAGGCCGGGGCCCTTGGTCGCACAGCTCGGCGACGGGGCCGGCGCGGCGGTGGTGGCGGCGGCAGGGGTGCGGCTGCCCCAACCGAGTCCACGGGACTTTTCGAGAACCTCGGTCTCACGGCGCCCGGGACCGTGGCAGCTGCACGCCCGCTGCCCCAAACGCTCACATACGTGTTTTCAACGGTCTTCAACATTGGGACCGGGATGACGATCCACGTCGAGCACGCAGGGACCCCCGAGCAGGAGCGGGCCCTACAGGACGCCGGCAACCAAGCGAGGGACACGATGATGGCGAAGATCTCGGACATCGCGCCAGCTCTCGACCTGCTCCTGGCCACGAAAGCCAAGGCGCTCCGAGCTCGGGCCGGCGGCGGGCAGACCCCGCGGGGTGCCGGGTGAGCGACCCATACTCAGACGCCGTCCTCGACCTGATCGCCGATGGCCTCGCCAACATGCGCGCCGTTGTCCCGGGCACCGTCGACAAGGTCGCCCGAGCTGCTGACCGCGAGCGTGACGTCGACTTCGCGCCCGGCATCGGCCGCAAGGTCGCCGCCGAGGACACGGCCGATGGGACCGTGCCGAGCGCGCCCGTCCTGTATCCCGCGGGCGGAGGCTTCTCGCAGGTGTGGCCGCTGGTCGCCGGAGACGAGGGGCTCGCGCTCGTGTGCGACCGCAACCCCGAACTCTGGCGAGCCAACCGGGCGGTCGGCGAGGCTCACCACGAGCAGCTGCCCCACGACGTCTCCAACGCTGTCGTGCTCCCGGTGAGCATCACGGCGCCCACCGGGGCACCCGCCGACCCCGGCGATGACTGGGTGATGACCGGGCCCGAGGGCGAGTGCATGCGGGTCGGAGGCACGGACGGCGCCGTCACCCTGACCAAATCTGGCGTGAGTGTTGCCACGATCACGCTATCGGCGGCCGGCGAGATTACCCTCACGCCAGAGTCGGGCCAGTCCGTCAACGTGGGCGGGGTGGCGACGCTCGCGCTCAACGATCCACTGATCACGGCCATCGATGCGATGCTGACCGCGCTCGTGGCAGCCGGGGCCAGCCCGGCATTCACCGGGGCAGCTACCGCCCAGACCGCCTGGAACGGCGCCAAAAGTGCGATAGCCTCGCAGATAGCGAAGGGGGCGTGATGGACTTTGTCTCGACAGGGAGCCCCGGCCGCATCGGAGACGTGCACATCGACGTCATCGAGGCGATCGCAGCTCCTCGCCGATACGACAGGACCTCGACCGCGATCGAGTCGGGCGCGCCGATCGGCGTCCACCGTCAGCGCGTGCCGTTCTCACTCTCGGTGACGATCCTGATCTCGGACGTGGCCAGCATGCCCTTCGCGGTCGCGTTCAAGGTCTGGGAAAACAACCACGCGGAGAAAACTCGCCAGCGTTTCGAGGCCCTCCAGGCGAGCGGTGAGGCCGTGGACTTCTTCGACGGCGCGCGGTTCTGGACGGCTCCTGGTGGCCGCTCGGTCTGGGTGGTCGACGAGATCGCCCCCGTGGTGAACCCGCTCGAGAAGGGAGCTTGGCGCGCCACCATCACCTTGGGCGAGCGCGCGGAGCACCAAGCGCAGTTCACCGGGGTCGACACCGAGATGGACCCCAGCCTCGGCGATGGCCTCGACGGGGTCGTTGACAACGGCACGCAGAGCACATCGGCCGTCCCCGCAAGCGCAGGAGTACCGGTCTGATGGCGCTCGAATACGTCAACCTAGCCAAGGGCCCTCGAGGGTGGCCGCGAGCCCGGACCAAGCTCGACGGCCGTTTCTACAGCATCGAGGCCATCTGGAACGAGGGCGAGTCCAGGTGGGGCGTCAACCTGTACGATGCCTCGGGCGTGCTCATGCGGGCTGGCCTGGTCGTGCGCCACGGCGAGGACATGCTTGCCCCCTACGGCGGCGCCGAGTTTCCCGGGGACGGCTTCGGCCGCATGAAGGCCTGGGACTCCACGGGGCAGGGCAACGACCCGGGGCGCGACGACCTCGCTCGTGAGAGTCCTGTGCGGCTGGTCTACTCGCCACGCGCAGACGTCGAGGCGGACAGTGGGTGAGGCCGTCTTCGTCGCGCGCGCGGTCATCACGAACGAGGCCGGGTCGTGGGACTCGCTCGGGCCCGACGGGACCAGCCCGCGGATGAAGGGCAAGGCGACGTTCTCGCTGAAAGAGGACCCGAACGAGCTCGCCCTGGAGATCTACAACCTCGCGCCCGAGACCGTCCAGGACATCACCGGCAAAGTCAGCGTGCGCCACGACTGGACCCCGGCCGAGCGCGCTGAGCTCATGGCCAAAGGGGCGAGCACCGCGCCATTTGAGACCACGTCCGCGGGCTTCGGGCTGGTCAACGTCGAGCTGTCCTATGGGTATGCCGACAGCCAAGACCTGAGCCGACCCGCGATCATCGCCGCTCTCTCGCAGGCTTTCGTGGGGCAGATCGCCAGCGGCCCCACCGTGGTCACGAGCGGGCAGGACCAGATCGTCACCATGCTCGCCCTCGACGGGGGCCAGGCCCTCGGAGCTGGGGAGGTCGTGCAGCAGGCCGGGGGCGGCGCCGCTGCCTACCGCGGCAAGGCGTACGAGCCCGGCACGAGGATCGCGGACATCCTCGCGGACTTGATCAACTCGCTGGGCCTCGGAGCCGATGCCAACAACCTCGACGCGCAGATCGTGCAGGCCCTCGCGGCCAAGTACCCTGGCGCCAAGTCGACGATCGGCGGCGGGCGCAATTCGAGCGGCCCCGCGGCTCCCCAGATCCGCCAGCTCATGACGTCGCTGGACCTTCGCTGGACCATCCAAGCCGGGGAATTCATCGTGCTCGATGACAACAGCGTTATCCCAGGCTTCCCGCCGATCATCCTGTCGAGCGAGCTCGGCAACATCGTGGGCCAGCCCAAGCGCGTGGGCGGCGACAAGCTCGAGGTCAGCACCACGGCAAACACCGAGGTCCTCCCCGGCCGCCCCCTCGACGTGAGCACCGAGACCATCCAGACCTCCTACCGCGTGGACGAGAGCTCCACGCCCTTCGACACCTACAGCGGCGCCCAGACCGACGCCAAGCTCGACGCGCTGCTGATCGCGGGCGTGGTATAGGGGACTCATGGCGGGCCTCACCTGGGACATGGTCACGAGCGGCGCCACGGCTGGCACCGTGATCGCCCCGCCGACCTACACGACCAGCGAGGACGAGGCGACGCGCGTGCAGGTGTACCTCTCGCTGGCTACGGACCTGGGCACCATGCTGCTCAGGACCAGCGACGGCCTCGACCACGAGCGGCTGCTGCTGCCCACCACGACCGACATCGAGCGCGAGCAACTGGTCATCGAGCTCGTGCTCGACCACCCGCGCGTCGTCGACGTGACCGAGGCCGAGGTCACCACGAGCGCTAACGGCCTCGAGGTCTCGATCTCGGCGACCTTCGTTACCATCACGAGCGCGTCCATCACCGTCGGCGCCACGATCTGAGCACCCATGGCCAAAGGATATGACACCGTCACCGGCTGGAACGCCGTCACCTACCCGGTCGAGCTCGCCGACATGCAGGCGAGCTACGCCGGGGAGACCACCGCGTTCGTCGACGTGGAGAACGGCCCGCCAGCCGACATACTGCGCACCATGGCGGCGGAGTTCGTGGACCTTTGGGACGACCAACAGGGCGCGTATGAGGCGAGCTTCATCAATGGCGCACCCGGCACCAACGGCGTCCCCGGCGGGGCGGCGCTTGAGAACCTGCTCGTGGACAAGATCGGCGCGAAGGTCCTCGCGGCCGCATCGTCGGTCGTGCTGCCGTTCTTTGCCGACGCCGGTCCGAACATCAACATACCCGCCGGCACGGCTGTGAGGCTGGGAACCGAGCTCAAGCTGTGGACCCTCGACGCGCCGATCGTGATCCCCGGCGGCGGGCAGATCAACGGGACCTGTTCCTACTCCGAGGACGGGCCAAAGACTGCGATCGCATCTTCGCCGTGGGGGATCGTCAACGCGATCACCGGATGGGCATCGGTCGGCCCCAACGTGCTCGACGCGACCCCGGGGCGTCTCACCGAGACCGATGCCCAGTACCGCGACCGCTACCGCGCAAGCCTCGGAGATTCCACCCTCAGCGCGATCGCTCGGCTCACAGGCGTGACCAGCGTCAGTTTGAATGAGTGGCCGTGGGGCTTCTCCGACCCGGTGTTCGGCTCCACGCACTGGGTGGAGTATCTCGTGGTTGGAGGCGTCGACGCTGAGATCGCCGCGGCCATCCACGGGACCGCGACCGAAGCCTCCCGCGCGAAGGGCGTAAACACGATGGGCAACACGTCCGTTGCCGTGGCTGACGCGGACTACGTGGGCGGGACCTACACCGAGCGATTCTCTCGCATCGCCCTCGTGCCGGTTCACGTCGAGGTCACGATCGTCAAAGGTCAGACCTACCCCACGGACACCAGCACCGACGCGGTCACAGCTCGAACCAACGCGATCAAGGCCGCCGTAGACGCCCACTTCGACACGATCGCAGGGGGCCAGTCTACGAGCTCGTTCAAGGTGGGTTGCTACACCAAGGACAACGCTGGGATCGCCGGCATGGACGACGTTCAGGTGCTCCTCGGCCTCGCAGACCCACCGCTGACCGACGGGACCCTGACGCCGGACACCCGCGAACAATTCACCGTCGCGCTCGCGGACATCGACGTCATCGGAGCGTGACCCATGGCCTTCGTTGACCCCACCTACGGCAGCAACCCGATCGACCTCGATCTGCGCTGGTACCAGCTGATCCGCCCGCCGCTGGCGAACGACGTCGAGACCAACTCTTGGCGCGCGGTCTACACCGCCGCGGGTCAGGAGATCCTGGACTCTAGTTGGCAGGTGCGGTGGCGGTGTAAGTCGGTGTCGACTGCGCTCGGCGTCCACCTCGATGCGCTCGCCTCGGACTACCTGCTGCGCCCAGACGGCTGGTCCGACGACCGCTACCGCTCGGCAGTCGTGGCGATCGACGGGGTTGCCGGCGCATACAGGACTCCAGGTCGCACCGCCGCCCTCGCGGATGGGCTCGCGCAAGTGGGGCAGACCTGGGAAATGTTACAGGCTGCGCCCGCGGCCTACGTGGTCGTTTTCTACGCGATCACGGCCGACGAGGCGTTGACCTACCGCGACGTCATGGAGTGGGGCCGACCCAAGGGGATCGGCTTCTACATGCTCTACTCTACCGTAGCCAAGGCCGATACCTTCGTGCTCGACACGAGCGTGCTCGACGGCCCCGACATACTCGCTGAGATCGTCTAAGGACATCATGGGATTTCAAGTCACCGCACCCACCGCAGTACCCGTCGACGGCGACGGATCCCAAGACCAGGAGACCTGGGCAGAGGGGGCGGGCACGATCGCCACCCCCGCCGAAGAAGGCGCGGGCCTGGTCGCGCAGGTGCTCGCCGCCGCCACGGTGAATTTCAACGCTCAAAAGAGCGGCCGCGTGAGTCGCTCGACCATGAACCGTATGGTCTTGGGTGATGAGGGGTTCCTGTCGACGTGCATTCTCAGCGCGGGCACATTCAATGTGGCCGGGGGTACCCTAAACATCACTCTTACGCCCACGCGCGTAGTGGTCGACGATGACGACACCGGCGGGATCGTCCTCGAGATCAAGGCCCCCGTAGGATCGCCCGAGACCCTGACGGCCTTGCGCGACACCTACCTAAACCTAAACGAGGCCGGGGCCTACGAGTTGCAAGTGGTAGGCAACGGAGACCCTGCCCCCACGCCCACCGCGGGCTATGTGGCGATCTGGCTCCTGGTCACAGATGGCACCCAGCTGGACTCGGCGACGCTCATAAGCGGAGTGGCCCCGTTTCCGTGTCTCGGAACGACCTCCTCGGGGATCGGGATCCGCAAGGCCGTGATCGAGCTGCCCACCCTTGGCGGGACCGCGGCGAACGCCGTCACCGTGACTGGTACGGCGACGTTCGCAGAGGACGCCGCCTTCGACGGCGGGCTGACGGTCTCGGCTGGCCAGACGCTCACCGCCAACGGTGACGTGACTCTCGGCGACGCGGCTGGCGATTCAATCATCATCCCCGGCACCGTCACGGCGCAAGAGACCCTAAACCTGTCAAAGGGAGGGGATCTCTCGGCATTCACGCCGGCCACGGTTGGCCAGTATGGGCGCAGCTCAAACGGGGATCTACTCTATCACAACGGTGATCGGATCAAGGCTCCCGGGCTGCGTGTCTACCAGTCACAGGAAAGCGCCACGGGGGCGAGTTCGCCCAACACGACACTCCAGACCACCAAGCGCCAAGACGCACCGGTGACCCTCATGGTGACGGTGACGCTGTATGCGACACGCACGGCCGCGGGGTCGGTGTCGTTCCAGGTAGAGCAGGACGACGGCGTGTCGACCTGGTCAAACCTCGGCAATGGGTTCACGGAGCCAAACGTGGGGACCGCTCAGACCCTCGTCACGTTCTCACGGTTTGTTATCGGCGTAGACACGACGGAGCGCCGTTTTCGCGTGGTGGCCACCGCGGGCGCTAGCACCGTCGACATCGAAGAGGCGACGCTAGTGATCGTTCCGGCTCAGTAGTCCAGGAGGCGGATCGCCAACCCAGCGAGGACCCCAAAGCAGTTCTCAAGCTCGCCGCCGACCACCGCGGAGTGGACAGTCCAAGGGCCAGCACCGCCACACTCGGACGGCTCAAGCTCGAGCTCGGCCACCGGTCGCCCGATCAAGGGCACGCCGTCGACCTCGACCTCGCACACGCGGCCCCCACCGTCGATGGCGTAGCACCCGCCGCCAACGGGGCTGAGGGTGCCGGCTTCGACGCCCTCGCTGATCCCCGCGCCCTCAGAGGACTGTGCCCAGTCGCCCCAACCGGCGGCGTAGGACCAGCATCGCCCGTCGTCGTGGCACACGGTATCATGCGCGGGGGCGTCGCACGCGGCAAGGGTGAGCAGGCAGGCGAGGGCGAGGGTGATGCGCATGTGCGAAGTGTCCCGCCAACCCCGCGCCCACGCAACCGGCGCACGCGTTCAGGGTGCGCAAACGCCCGCGCGCCGGCGTGGTAGACTACCCGCGTGCGCATCTCCGAGCCAATCCTAATCGAGGCGGACACGCCATGGGACCCGGGGCCGTTCGTGCTCCGGGAGTACACCAAGGTAGGCGTGAATTTCTACTCCGACGCCGCGGGGTCCACAGCTGCCAAGCTCCCGGCATCGGCGGGCGGCGTGCGGGACGGGTCCTACAGGCTGGTCGAGCGTGCGAGCGCGACCGGTGATGCCGAGACGCCGTATCTCGAGACCGCCGCGCTCATGGAGGGTACAGGGGTGACCACCATGTTGCTCGCGGGCGGGAAATGGGAGACGATCGTGGAGCTCGGTGGGATGTCCAGGGTGGAGGTCGTCGCGGCGCAGCAAGGCCCCCCAGACGACGCGGCCGGCGCCGTCTCGTACCGGATCTGGGTCGAGGTGGAGGACGCTCAGTGACCTGGGTGCAACCTGGGGCGGGGGCGATTACCAGCACCGACGGATCGATCGAGATCATCGCCGGTGATCTTTCCGTCGCAGCCCTCGGCGCCGCGCCGGAACACACCACCATCGTGAGGTCACAGGCGGACCTGGGCACACCGGTGGCAGGCGTGATCACCATCAACGGTCGCTATGCGCTTACAGGACCGATCGACCTCGGCGACGGCGTTCACGTCGAGGGCGTCGACGGGGGGATCGCCACGCTCAACGGGGTGAGTGGCCTCGAGGCGTGCGGCCTCAACGGCAATAAAGCGGGTCCGCTCATCCGCGGATCCATCACGTGCGTTGCGATCTTCAGCAAGAACATCCACGCGAGCGGGACGGATTACGATCTCACGGACACCAGCGGCCGCACGCTACACCTCAACCAGTGCACATCGTTCGGCACGGGGTCGGGCGGGGCCGGACCTATGGCTGGCGGGATCGGTCTCGCGGACTTCGTCCAGGACGGCAACACAACCGGGTTTGTAGTCAGCACGTCGATCGGCGCGATCCGTATCCTGGGAGCATTCAGTAAGGCGACGCCGGCGGGGTTTGTGAACTACCACTTCACGGCCGCATCCACCGTTATCGCTCTGTGCTCGATCACCGCAAACACGTTCGTGACCACAGACGCCTCGGACCGAGGTGTCAAGCTTGACGACGCGATGACCGTTCTGAGCGGCGGCATCCAGCTCCTAGCAAACTCCAAGACGGGCCCGGGAAAGACGCTAGACGACAGCGTTGGGAGCATTGGGCCGAGTGACCTCCGCGTCATCTCGAAAGCTGACAGCGACGTGCCCGAGTGGCATGCGTCCGGCGAGTCCTTGTTTCAGGACAGCGTCACGCCAATCGTCTTCTCGCCGGCCGCTGCCGACATTACAAGTTTTGAGGTGCTGCCAGTCGAGAATGTGGGCCCGACGTCGACGCTCGCCCTAACGCCTGCGGCAGCTCGCTTTGAGCTGAAGTTCACATCACCCCAGGTGTGGAGTCTTCGGTATCTAGGCCCGATCGATAATGAGACCATGCACCTTAGGTGGTCTATAACGACCTCCAAATCAGGATCCGCTCGCGCTTACGCCGTAAAATGGCAACGCCAGATCGGCGGGGCTGGGCTGTGGATCGATGTCGATTCTACGGCAGGAGAGTTTGACATCTCGACGCGCATCAACACGACCGTTGAAATGGCGTCGTCTGTCGCGTCGACGGACGACGAGTTCCGCGTGATCGTAGCCTCCGAATCAACCGACAGCGTGAGCATCACAAAGATCCTCCTGACCCCGGAGACACGATGACACCCGAAGAAATGAACGCGGCCATGACCGCCGCGGGCGTCTGCTGGGCACGGGTGAGCGGCGCGGGCGTTGTGGTGCGTGACTCGTCCCATCCCAACGCTGACGGCTCGCTGCGAAATAACACGGCCCTGCGGTCGTACGTGCACTGGGCCACCGTCGCTGGCATCACGGCCGATCAGTTTGCGGCTGCGCTGCGGTCCAAGCTGATCGACGGCGACCGGACAGCGTGGGACTCGCACGGCCTCCACTAGCTCACGTAGGTCGCCAGCCGCTTCTTCGCCCGCTTCGCTCGCCCGCCTGGCGTCGGTCCGCTGATCAGGCTCGTGACGGCCCAGACCTCGGCGTCGACGCGGTCCTTCTTGTAGCCTGTGCGCCCGCGGCGGAATCGTGTCTGCTGGTACTCGAGGTCAGCGAGGGGCGCGATCGATCCCGGCGCGCCCGCTGGCCACTGCACGTGGTGGATCCGCTTCTGCTCGTAGAGCGCATGGATCGGCTCGGCGCGCGCGTCCTTGCCGTCTCGAGCGGTCACATACCGGATCGGCACGAGGGCCGGGTTGATCCCCTCGTCGCGCAGGCACACGTCGAGGTTGCGCTTGATCAGGTCGTAGCCCGCGTTTTTCTCGCAGACGATGTAATTTGCGCGCCGGCCTGGCCATGCATCGGCGAACACCTCGATCACGCGCTTGCCCCACTTCGCCGGGGACGCGTTCAAGGTGTCGTCGCGCCAGATGTAGATATGGCCATCGACACCGAGGCCGGCCGTGACGATCCCGGTGTCGTTGCTGCCGACGTCCTTGTTACGGCCTGCGATCGTGGAATCATCGATCAACCCCGGTGGGCTGGTTGTGGTCGCGTTATCGACGCCCACGGCCACGAGCTCAAGCTCGGGCACCTGCGAGGGAAGCACCTTTCCGCTGGCGATCAGACCGTAGGACCAGAGCGCGTCAGGGTCGTCGAGGAGCAGCTCGGCGAGGAGCTCCTGGCGTCCTTGGGTGGTGTTGCCGTATCGCCGCTGCAACTCCTCGATCGTCGCCGCGGGCAGGTTGTCTGCGTTCGCGAAGGTCGACCAGATCCGCTGGATGTAGCTGCGGTTGCGCGGGTCACGATCCCCGTCCGCGATCTCCTCCTGCTCGCGGGTCGCTTCGCCGTCGAGGAACTCCACGAACGGCGTGGGCTTGGGCGTCGAGGTGTAGACCGCGCGAGGCATCCGCCCGAGGCGCAGGGCAGGGTTGAGCAGGTCGTGGACCTGTTGGCCGCGCGTCCCCCATTCTGCGAACTCATCCCCCCACGCGAAACCGAACTGGGGCCCCCGGATGCGACCCGGCTTCTCAGCCGAAAAGCAAAGCGCCTCGCAGGTGTCGCCCGCCCCGGTCGAGTGACCAGCGGCCACGGGTGCGCCCGCCCACCGCAGCCGGCCACCGTGCCCATAGCCTGGCTGCCATTGGGGCATCGCCCACGGGGGCGCGCAGGCGAGCACGCCCGACTCACCTTCGACCATGGTGATCCGGATGTCGCCGTGCGTGGGGGCGATCAGGCAGATCTTGCCGCCGCATGAATCCGGGTTCTGCCCAGCTTCGTTGGTGGCCTCGCCGCCTGCTCGGGTTTTGCCGCCGCCGCGCCCAGCTCGGAGCGCGAGGAAGCGCCAGAGCACGTCCGGCCCTGGCATGAGCTGCTCATCCCGGCCCCACGCCGACCAGTCGTAGCGCAGGACATCGAGCGCGGTGATCCCCTCGCCGACCTCTTCACCCTCGAGGGCATCGAGGATCTGCGCCCGGTCCTCGTCGGTCCCCTCGCGCAGGGCGTCGACCACCTCGCGCGTGGAGTTGTAGGGCATCAGATCGCGTCCGCGGGTGCCGGCGTTGTGCCGGGTAGCTCGTTCGGCTTGGACTTGTTCAGGATGCCCAGCACAGCCTCCCTGCTCTCGTCCGGTGTCGGCGGCGGCGGGCTGACCTGAACCTTCGACTCGCGCAGCTCGGGGAACGCCAGATTCGAGAGCACGTTGATCGACTGGCCCACCCCGGACAGGCCCTCGCGCTTGCCGTCGAGCTCAAGCCTCGCACGCAGCTCGCCGAGCAGCCATTTGCGGTGGAGCCCATCGGACCCTTCGAGGTCGCCCGCAAACACCGCGTCCTTATCCCGCCAGCTCCTCAGCGTGGTGACCGGGACCTCAAGCGCGAGCGCGGCCATGTTCAGGGTGTAGCCGTCGCGCGCGAGCACCAGCACGACCGCCTTGATCAGGTCGCGCTCGGCGGTCTGCATCGCCTTGCCCGAGGCGCCCGGAGCGAGGGCCCCCATCACGCGGCGGATCAGGTCGCGCGGGGAGTCGCTCACCCTCGCAGCCTCGCCATGAGCCGGCGCCATAGGCTGGCGTCCTGTTTGTCATCGAGCTCGACGTCCGGCTCGGGGTCTGCGTTGCGAGCGAGGATCGCGTTTTTGACCTCGACCATCGAGTATAGCGGGGCCTTCGTCGCCGACCGCCCGCGATACGCGGTGATCTCGCCCTTCCTGGCCATTGAGTGGATCGCCTGGGCTGTCGTGCTCCCGAGTTCGCCGGTGTCCACGAGGGCGCGCGCGGTCTCGGCATCGGCGGGCGGCTCCGCCTCGCTCCATGCGATCTCGTCCTCGGTGGGCTCTGGCGCGGGTTCATCCTCGGGAACCGGTTCGCCGGTCTCAGGGTCGAGGGGCGCCCCGGTCTCGGGGTCGACATCCGGCACGGGGAGCGGGTCGAGGTGAAGCATGCCCGTCGCGCCCTGCACGAGTCGTTGCTCGTAGATCTGCGCACCGGTCAGCGGCGTGATTGCGCTGTAGGCGGTGTCCGTCGCCGCCCACTTGGAGGCCGTGTCGGCTTGCTCGCTATCGGTCGGACGCCAAAGCGGCGGATAGGTGCGCTTCATCGACTTTGGCACCCGCCCACCGGTGGGGCCGTCCGCAGCTGCGCATGCGACCTCGATGATTCGGGCGAGGCGCGGGTCAAGCCACGTGGTCCGCTCGCTCGAGATGAAGCCGCCCCACGCCTGCCAGTCGCCCGCGTTGGTGCCGTTGTTCCAGCCGCCGGGGGTCTTGCGCAGGGCGATGCTCGGGGGCTGTTTGATGCTCGATGCCCAGTGATTCTCGACCGGCTCCGCGAGGTCTGCCACGCCGCGCACGGGTCGGGCTATTGACGTCATGTTGTCCGACGGCCTGCCCGCTTCCCCCTCGCCTCCGTCCCTGCCCGCATCGAGAGGGATCAGCCTGTGCTGTCCTCGGCTGCGAGCGATGAGCGCGATCCTCTCATCGATCGGAACTTTGTTCGTGGCACCGGTCTCCTCGGCGCACATCATCTCTTCGAGCTCGGCGAGATAGACGACATCTTGCATCGACTTCAGCACCAGCGAACCCATCTCCTGGGCAGTGCTGTGCAGAGCCATCCGCGGCCCATGGCTCGCTTCGAGCACGCTCGCCCCCCAGCCATTGGCGCGCCATTCGTCCGAGGGCATCAGCCGCTTGCCTCGGCTGAGGATCACGCGCGAGTGATGGACGATCGACGCGGGGCCGATCTTGGTGCGCGAGGTCCCGATCACATAGAATTCAACGGCGCCGCCATCGTTGCGCCATGGCGTGATCTCATCGCGCTCGAGCACCTCAATCGAGACCAGCGACTCGACGCGTTCGAGATCCACCGGCATCCACGCGGGCAGCCCATCGGCGATGATCATCACCGCAGCTGCGCCACCGTCGATGTTGCCAACGGCGTAGAGCCGCGACAGGGCCTGGAGCGCCCCGCGATCCTCGGGCATGTGCGAGTCTGAGCCGATGTCCGCGAGGTAGGCCTTGATCGCCGAGGCGTCGGCCCATTCCGGGAGGTCTTCGAGATCGTACCCCTCGCGGATGATGTCGCCCGCGGGCTGGTCGATCTGCTGTGCAGCGGCCCACGAATACCGCGCATGTGCCCGCGCCAAGGCTGGCGTGTAGGCCACCATGGACAGCTCCGAGGACTCGGCGACATCCACGCCGGCCACGCCCATGCCGGTGAGGGCGTTCTCAAGCACCCCATCGAGGCGCTGAGCCTGGTGCCTGGTCATGCCGGGGGTCTTGGCTGTCGCGCCCACGTCGCTACCCTACCATATGCCGCAATTAGGTGAGCCCCGGTGACGCGGGGTGCCTGCATAGTGCCACAGCGGGGGGCGACCGTCACAGCTTTACAATTCAGCAGTGGTCATCGGTCGGCGTCTGCCACCGGCACCACCCCGCCTGAGCCAGCCTCGATGGCGCAGCCAGGACCTCGGCGAGCAGGTAGCCCAGGGCCACGCTCCGCCCGCACTGGACGGCCACGGTCGAGACCCTCGACTTCGCACCCCAGGCGAGCAGGGGCCGGCTCCTGAGCCTGCCAGCCCCCACCCATAGCGCGGTGTGCTCGGAGCACATGCACGGGCGCCCGTCGACCTCGCAGGCAGCGAGCGTCAGAGCTGCGATGCGCGCGGCGTTTGCGGGGACGTCGAGCGCTTCGGGCCCGCGACACCCGCCGAGCAGGTGAAGGCCTCGAGCCGCATTCATGCCCCAGCCGCCTCGCGTAGCGAACTCGGCTTGCGTCCGCTCACCCAGGCGGTGCTCGGGGCAGCCCTCGGGGTCGAGCCGCCCGCGCCCCACGGCTCGTGCGTAGCTCTTGGGCCCGGTCCAGCTGTCCCCCGGGTGCACGGTCGGCGTCCCGTACTGCCCGCACCGGGATTCGCGCATGCAGATTCGATAGAGCTCGTACCGCCACCAAGGCCTTGTCCGCTCGGGGTCGACCTCGGCATACGCGGCCTCGATCGCCTCGCGGTACTCGGGCGTGGCTACGCGGTAGGCCCGGGCCACCTTGGGCAGGCCAGCGGCTTCGAGCTCGCGGACAGCGGGGTCGCCCGCGCGGACGCTCACGGGCGCAAGGATTGCGAGGGCAAGCGCGCCGATAGCGAGGATTCGGCCCATGGGGCGTCAGCCTACCACGGTGTCATGGGCATGGAGGCTTGGCGCACTCGGGGCCAGGCGCGGGCGGCTCGGCATGCTGGCCAGTCTCGTCCTCTGCAGGGCCGGGGCCGTCTGGCTTGCGGGTCTCGTCGTGGCCTGGGCACGCAGAGACGAGCAGGGCAGTGGCGATGATGATGCGCGCGCGGGCGTTCACTGGGGCGTGATACCGCTCATGGCGTCCGAGGACAAGCGGGGAGGCCAGAGCCCGGTCCTCGAGAGGGCGAGGACGACCGCGACCGCCATGGCCACGAAGAAGGCAGCCGACCAGACGCGCTGCACTGCGCGAGCTCGGCGGAGGTCAACAAAGCTACTCGTGGTCACTGGACGACCCCTTCCAAACGCCGGACTTGGCCGACGCCTCCATCTTGGTCTCAATGATGAGGACGCGCTTGTCCAAGCCGTGGAACCATCCGCGCACCGCAAGGGCCGCGATGACGATCGTCCCGGTCAAGGCGGCGCTGACGATCTCGGCGATCACGCCCCAAGCATAGCCCCGTGCTACGGTCCCCCGCAAGTGACCGTCCAGGCCGTGCGCTTCACCACCGCCGTCACAGCCCGCCTATGGGAGCGCAGCCCGCTCTTGCTGGCCTTGGCTGTCCTGGTCGCCGTCGCTCTGGTCGCGGGGATGGTCGCGCTGCAAGGCCCCTAGGGGGCCGCCGCCTCGTGCCGTGCCATCATGCCCGCGCCCTCAGGACTCCCGGCCTCGATGGTGAGCCGCTTGAACAGGTCGGCGGGGTGAAGCTCGGCGCGCGAGTGGTGGTAGACGATGTCGAGCACGGCGCACACGGCGTCCTGTCGAGCCCGTCGCGTCTCATGGCTGAGGCCGGACCAGAGCGGCATCACGCGCGTGGTGTGAATCCGTTCGCGCGCATAGGACAGCCGAGCGAGGAACTCGGCCGCGCTCGTGTTGGTGTTGGAGTGGTGGGTGTCCAGGCCGAGCTTTACGGCTGGTATGTATTGTTTGCTTGCTTCCATGATGTTTGGTGCTTTCAGGGCGTGCTCGGAACACTTTTATTTTGCGGGGTTGCTCTGGTCGCGGGGATAGCTGTGATCCTAAGCCTCGACGCCCTTGGCAGGCAGGTCCGTCCCCTCGACCCCCGCCAGGGTCCTGCGGCGCGTCCTGGTCCCCTCGCTAGCCATGGCGGACCCGATCGCCGCACAGGTCGTCTCGTTCACAG